CCAGGATCGTTTGTGTGAGTTGGGTAGTTCTTCAAGGCTAGGACGGTTAAGTGTTGGTGGAACTAATCCAACACCATGACCTCACGCTTCCAGGCGTGCAGAATCTACTGCAATCGGGATGTCTACGGGGGCGGGACCCTATCGTCGCCGTCTGTTTAAGACTGATGCCCGTTTTAACCGTAAAAATTAAACAAAATACGCCGGTGAAGGTTGATCGAACAGCTGGGTCACAGTGAGTGACACCCTGGTTAGGGACGTAGGCATGCCACCACTCGCTATCCCGACATTCGGCACACTACCGTTAGGGGTAATGAGAACAATGACGTTGAAAAAGAACGTAGTGGTGGTCGAGCCGACCAGGGTCTGTTGTCCAGACACCTGAACGATGTTGGACGAGTAAGACAGCGCAGGGACGGTGGCCAACGCCGTGGAAGTGCCTAAAGCACTGTACGACATCAGGTAATACCCTTGCGAGTCAAGCGGGAAGAAGAAGGTATTCGTGCCACCGGGGGCTCCTCCACCGTTGATGTACCCGAGGGGTCCATACGGCAGAGGGAGGGGGGAGAAACTGTTACTAGTGATCGTTCCACTCGTGGTACCAAACGGGTTGGTTCCACTGGCTCCAGGGATGTTGATATTGAGTGTAACGGCCTCAGAACCACCAAGGGTAGTCGAAGGCTTGTGGAACTCAATCTCATATGAAGCCCAGAGTTCTCCAATGACGTTCGTGGCGCCGGTGGGAAACCCTGAGGTGGCGACAGTGAGCCGTCCGAGATCGAACGTCTTAATGTCACTATTAGTCGGGGGAGGGGCATTCCTGACATATTGGATCTTAGTATAATTTTCCTTGGGGTCGCATTCGACAGGCAAAACCATGTTTTCGCTGGGGCGACACTCAGTCGCCCACATCTCATTTTGCATGGTAAGCTTGGAGATAAAGCCCGGAGCATCAGATCGATACTGCATGGCCATCGACACCGATCCCATGGCTGTGTTGGTTCCAGACACCAAAGCAGTAGCTGAGGTGGATCTGTATTCATACACGAGCCCTTTGAATGAGTATTCCTGGAACGATCCGGCCATAGAGGCAAGAAACGGGAACGAGGAACTCAATCCGGGATTGACAGCGAAAGTTTTAGTGGTGAACGTAGGCCCATTACAGGCAACGTCACCAATATACTGACGGTGTCGGAAAACAATTTTCTCAGACTCAGAGTGCATGACCGGCACTTGAGCCTCCGTGTCGAACATAGAGTTGGTCATTCTGTATGCTCCCGATCCGAAGATCTTGGGGGCACCGAAGAACCCAGCAACGGTGTTAGCGCCATGCAAAAGCATGTTGCCAGCAGGTGTAACATTGCTGCTTCTAGGGGCACGGCCGGATGTGGACATCCTGGCGAGTTTCTTTTCGAGCGAAGCGATCTTCGCATTTGTGTTGGTACGTTGGGTGGTCTTACCACTCTTATTTTTGGGTTTACGGTTTGGCATTGTATTGGATACCTCATGCCAGGGAGAGACTGTTCATCTATCGCTACCAGGGGCTCCTCCGTGCAGTCGTTCGACATTCCGCCATCTTACGGTCCCAATAGCGCGTGAGTATGCCAGACTTCAGCTTTCTACGAAGTGCTTACTCATCTGGATCACGCGCTCTTGGGGTCGGGGATGGCTTAGTACGTAAATATTTACACCTTTCGGTAACGTTTTGGAGGATAAAGCGACGGACCCAATAGCTATTTCTTATAGGCATAGCTGCCCACCCCATACTACTCTAGGCGGGGAAATTCCCTAGAGGAGCTGCCGCTCAATTGTTATAGGGCAAGGGAGTCTGATAATACAGCTGCCTGCGCGGAGCAGCGCTGATCCTCATCTCCCTATAATACCTCTCAATAACATGTTGTTCGCACGGAGTCAACCCAAATGCCCAATAGAAAGACGCACGAGTGCGTTCTTCAACCTGGCAGTGCTTCCGATTCATGCCGATTCCTAAAGCTCTGACGCCCCAGGATTGCACTACGGGGCAC